TACCGTGACAGTCACGATTCTTCTTGTTGGTGGCGCAGCGTTGAGTATACATTCCGCATCTTTCACGATTCCTGTGACATACTCGGTGGGCGATCAGGTTAACCTAGAAGTCTTTTATGTTACGCCATTCGGTGGTGTCCCAGCAACTCCCCCGTTCCGTTCTGCCGTTGTGTTCCCTTGGGAACGAACGCTGAGCAACGTGCCTGCGGCACCGTCTGTCGGGCCCGGCGCCGATCAGGTTACAATCAAGATCGAAGATCCTGCAAGTCTTTTTCCAGTACCCGATGCTGATGTTTGGATCACCAGCGACCAAGCTGGTATGAACGTCGTCGCTGGTACGTTGCAGACAGACGGTGCTGGTGAAGCGTTGTTCTTATTGGATGACGGTGTGACATATTATTTGTGGATGCAGAAGGAAGGACAAAAGTCCATCCGTGGTAAAGAATTCGTAGCACAGGCGGATCCCTAATGTCTAATAGCTTTTTCACAAAACCAGCCAGTAGCCCAAGTCCAAGTCAACCGCCTAGTTCCAGGCAGAAGATCATCGACTATGCTCTTAGAAAACTAGGAGCGCCTGTAATCGAGATCAATGTTGACGACGATCAAGTAGAAGATCGGCTTGACGATGCCTTGCAGTTGTATCGAGAGTATCACTATGATGGTGTGGACAAGGTATTTCTCAAGCATCAGGTGACGCAGGCCGACATTGACAACCAATGGGTTCCCGCTCCTGATCCAATTCAGAGCGTCACTCGCATGTTCATCTTTGATGACTTGGCAGTGAATAACATTTTCAACTTTCCATTCCGATTCAGTTTGAGTCAGATCGGCACTCTAGGTGGCCTCGGTGGCTTTGGAGGCCGTGTGGACTTAGCCAGCATTGATATCACGCGAAGATGGTTGTCTCTAGCACAGCAAATGCTTAATCCTGAGAAGTCGATTCGGTTCAACAAGGTTACAAACAAGATTTTTGTTGACATGAATTGGAAAGAGGAAGTTAGAGTTGACCAATTCCTAATCTTTGAACTATGGGTTGTTGTAGATGCAGAGGAGTTCACGGAAGTTTTCAATGACATCTGGCTTAAGGCATATTTCACCGCCCTTGTTAAAAGACAATGGGGATCGAATCTCTCAAAGTTTGAGGGAATTACGATGCCCGGTGGTGTTACCTTCAATGGTTCGCAGCTTATGCAGCAAGCCGAAGAAGAAATTGAAAAACTGAAAGAGGATCTTGATCTCCGTTATAGTCTTCCTATTGATTTTATGATGGGTTAAGGCCTATCTGGTCCTAATGTAATAACAACCTTTCTTCTCTTTATCATCGTTGGCACTCAAGGATAACACATCCCCAGAGGAAGTCAAGAGAAAACTAATAAGATTTCAAATATTTTTGGTGCAAGATGCCCACGAATCCACATTTCGATCACGAAACAGTTAAATCAGAGCAAAATCTTATCGAAGATTTGACTGTGGAAAGTATTCAGATCCACGGCAGCGACATGATTTATCTGCCGCGTGATGTTGTGAATGAAGATTTTCTCTATGGTGAAGATCAGCAATCGGAATTCAATAAGGGTCATTGGTTGGAAATGTATGTCGATGGCTCTGAAGAATTCGGCGGCGAAGGAGAATTCTTTGCCAAGTTTGGTCTTGAAATTCGGGACGAAGCGTTCTTTGTTGTAGCGAAGCGACGGTTTCAGGAACAGGTGCATCATCTTGAGCATCCCCGCGAAGGTGATTTGATCTATTGGCCTTTGACGAAGAAACTGTTTGAGATCAAACACGTTGACCATGAAAATCCATTTTATGAGTTAGGTCGGTTGCACACATACCGAATGACCGTACAACTCTTCCGCTATGCTCAAGAAGAATTTGATACTGGTATTCCAGAGATTGATGAAGTTGATGTTGACCGTGGTTATGGAGCACAGATGGTATTTGCGGTTGGTGGAACAGGTGACTTCGATCAGGATGAAGTTGTGTTCGCTGGTGCTGATTTGGAAAACTCTACAGCCCGAGCAATTGTGGTCGCATGGGATAAAGATGAAAGATTGTTAGTGGTGAATAAGGTAGTTGGTACATTCATTGATGGGGACGTGGTGCAAAACGAGGCCCTCATTGTGTCTTATACTATTGAGACTGATGGTGCTCCCCCAGTTGCCAATGTGCCAGCCGATGAAGCTGCGGATAACTTTGATATTCAGAAAGCAGCGGACAAGATTATCGACTTCAGTGAAGATAATCCGTTCGGAGAACCTTAATGCTTAATCTGCCTCATTTCTACCACAAGTCCATTCGAAACGTGATTCTCGTTTTCGGAACTCTATTCAATGAGATTCAAATATTGCGTACCAATAACAATGATGAGGAACAACAGCGGTTTACAGTTCCTTTATCTTATTCCTCTAAAGAGAAATGGTTGGCCCGTTTGCGTCAGGGAGTACAACTTGATGGTGAGGAAACTACCGTGCAGATGAGCTTGCCGCGTATGGGTTTTGAATTGACCAATGTTAGTTATGATCCTCAGCGTAAGCACATCACTACTACTCAGCGAAAAGTTTGTGATCCTAATAATCCAAATTCACTTCTGGCAACCTTTACACCTGTTCCTTATGATTTAGAATTATCTCTATACATAATGGTAGATAAACAAAATGACGGCTTGCAGATAGTAGAACAAATATTACCGTTCTTTACACCCGAATTTACTGTGTCGATTAAGTCCGTGAAAGATTTATATGACAGCGTTGACGTACCTTTTATTCTCAATAGTACCACCATTGAAGATAATTTTGAGGGAAGTATGGAAGAGAGAAGGGTTGTTATCTGGACTTTGACATTTACTGCCAAGGCACAGATATTTGGATTCGTCAACGAGCAAGGTATCATTCGCAAGGTCATTGCAAATTTGCGTGAGTTTGATGGTACTTTAGATGCTAGAATATGTGTTGAGCCTGATCCACTTGATGCTCAGCCGGGTGATCCATTTGAACCTATGGTTACGATTACGGAATGCGAGTAATGGCAAAGAAGAAGAAAACAAAGACAAAGAAAACGGTTGATGAAAAGATAAGTGAGAAGCTATCTATTCAGACACAACCACCAGCACCTATCGTAACTGTATCAACCCCAGTTGAAGGTGATGTTATTGATACAGATATCATAGTACGCGACGAACAACCTTTAGCTTTGGGTTATGCAATTCCTGGTGAGAACCCGGATATCAATGATGACTACGAAGCAATTCGTAAACAACTAGCAGATGTAGCAGAGCTAACAGCAGATGCATTTGACAAAATTAAAGAAGTTGCAGATCAGAGCGAAGCGCCGCGAGCATATGAAGTCGCAGGTCAGTTAGCCAAAGTAAGTCTTGAAGCAGCCGAAGCAAGAATGAAGTTACACAAAGATATGAAGTCATTGCGTGACCAAGACAATAAGAGTGGTAATCAGAGAGCCGCTCATATTGGAGATGTCAACAACTCAGTGTTTGTTGGCACCACGGATGAACTACTGAAGTTGAACAAAGCCGGCAAGTTGCCGCCGCAGGGTGATAGTAAATGACCGGTCAAGAAGCCTACCTGGGCAACCCTAATCTCAAACCACAAAGACAAGACGTAGCGTTCTCGAAAGAGCAGGTCGATGAGTATGTGAAATGCTCGAAAGATCCTGTGTACTTTATGGAAACCTACATGAAGATCGTGCAGCTAGACCGTGGCCTGATTCCATTCAATATGTGGGATTTCCAGAGGGATCTGGTGGACCTGATTCACAATAACCGATTCGTGATTGCTAAGTTCCCGCGACAAACGGGCAAGTCAACAACGGTCATCGGTTACATTCTGTGGTATGTGCTGTTTCAACCGAATATGAGTGTTGCGGTTCTCGCTAACAAATTGTCTACCGCCCGAGAGTTGCTGTCTCGTTTGCAGCTTGCTTATGAGCATATGCCTCGCTGGTTGCAGCAGGGTATTAAAGCCTGGAACAAGAGTAACATCGAGCTTGAGAACGGTTCGAAGATTATCGCAGCAGCTACTTCTGGTCCAGCTATTCGAGGTGGTTCATACAACCTGATCTTCCTCGATGAGTTTGCTCACGTGCCCAAAGAGATTGCCGAGGAGTTCTTTAGTTCTGTGTACCCCACGATTTCGTCTGGTGAGACTACGAAAGTCTTGATCGTATCGACCCCCAAGGGTATGAATATGTACTATAAGCTATGGATCGAAGCAAGAGAAGGCCGCAATAGTTACAAGCCTATTGAAGTACATTGGAATGCTGTTCCCGGTCGTAATGATGCATGGCGAAGGCAAGAAATTGCCAACATGGGTGGTAAAAATGGTGGTGAGGAGAAGTTTAGAATCGAGTATGAATGTGAGTTCATTGGTTCTACGGCAACGCTCATCTCTCCAACTGCGTTGCGGTCCATGGCATTCGTCGATCCTATCTGGAAGAATCTCGACGGGCTTGAACTATATGAGAAGCCTCAAGAAGGACACATATATTGCATGTGTGTTGATACGTCCCGTGGTGTGGGTTTGGATTATAATGCATTCACGATTATCGACATCACCGAGATGCCCTATAATGTCGTCGTTTCATATAAAAATAATCAGATCGCTCCAATG